GTCCTACCAGGATCTAGAAAGGTCCTATCACCAGAATATCGGCGTTGACAAGGTTGCTCTGCCAGAAGAGGGCTCTAACTTCCAGGAGTGGGAAGGTTGGAGCCAGATTGGCTGGCCCGAGGACGCCTCGAATTATGCGTTGGCGGCACCCGAGGGATTTTCTGAGCAATATGACCAGGGTCTTTCAGACGATATGCGTCAGGTCTTCCATGATGCCAGATTGACACCGGATCAGGCAACGCTGATCCATGATAAATATGTTGAAAGATTTAGCAACAATGCCGCTCAGACCAGCCAGAACGCCCAACATCAGCAAGACCAATGGCTAGGTGAACTGCAAGATAAATATGGCACCGCTTATGAGGAGCGGATTGCCGTTGCCCAAGGCGCCGTCCGGGAATTTGGCAACGATAATTTGGTCAACCTGTTGAATGAAACAGGTCTGGGATCACACCCAGATGTGGTTGATGCCTTTGTGCAAGCGGGCATGGCACTGGCGGAATCGGGGCAGTTCAAGGAAGGCGATAGCGGCCGGTTCGGCATGACGCCGGCAGATGCCAAAGCAGAGATTGCCTCAATCCGCGGCAACCCGAATCTGGTGGATAAAAGCCACCCAGAATATAAAGTTCTCAATGACAGATTAACGGATCTTTACGAGTTTGCTTATCCAAATGATCGGAACAGCAATATCGTAGCGACAGTTGGGTAACCACGTCTAGCGGTCCAGCGGGACGCCGGGAGTATAGCCGGCATCGGCAGATGTAAAATTGCAGGACGGGTCCGCATCTCCGCGGGCAACCCTCTGAAACGAACCTCAACTTAATCTAGCTGAAAGGATAGATATATGTCTGTTCAAATTACTACAGCTATGGTGGAGCAATATAGTGGTAATGTTTATCACTTAGCTCAACAGCGGGGTAGCCGTCTTCGGAATGCTGTCCGCACTGAGACGGTTGTTGGCAAAAACAGTTACTTCGAACAAATCGGTAGTACTGCGGCCCGCCAGCGTACTTCTCGCCATAGCGATACACCACAAATGGACACGCCCCATGCGAGACGGCGTGTGTCCATGGTCGATTACGATTGGGCTGACCTCATCGATTCTGAGGATCGCGTCCGGTTATTGGTCGATCCCACAGGTCCCTATGCTCAAGCCGCCGCGATGGCGATGGGCAGGGCTTTGGACGATTCTGTGATCACGGCCGCTGATGGCACCGCTTACACCGGTGTGGCTGGCGGCACGAGCACAGTGTACGACTCTACGATGACAGTTGACGTTCAAGTCGGCATCAGCCCCGCGGCTGACACCGGATTGAATGTTGGCAAATTGAGAGCGGCCAAGGAAAACCTGGATAGTAATGATTGCGACCCGGACGAAGCCCGGTTTTGCGTAATCAATGCTAAACAGCTTAGTAACCTGTTAGCTGAAACCGAGATCACGAGCTCTGACTACAATACCGTCAAAGCTCTTGTGCAAGGTGAAGTGGACACGTTCCTCGGCTTTAACTTTATCCGTACTGAGCGAATCGGTACCGACAGCAATTCAGATCATAAAGTCCTTTATTGGGCTCAGTCTGGGATGTTATCCGGTATAGCGGCAGAACCTGTCGTTAAGATCAGTGAACGTGCGGATAAAAACCACGCAACCCAAGTGTTCGTTTCGATGTCAATAGGCTCTACCCGTATGGAAGAGGGCCTGGTTGGTTATATCGAATGCGATCCAACGTAAGAGGAGGGCTTTAGAATGGCTGTTACTACTCAAAAGTCCACCGAGTATACGAATGCGACAGCAACTCCGGTGGTCAATAATGCACCAACGGAAGAGCATGGCCGCATTCGTGTGGCATTCTTCACTTGCACCCAGGACGGTGCCGGTGATGCAACCTCGAGCGTTGCCCTGTGCAAATTGCCCCCGGGCCGCGTTCGCATACTCGCGTCACAATCCCGAGCATATGTCAATTGGACCACTTCTTCGGCCACTCTTGACCTGGGCTGGGATGCTCACACAGACCTGGATGGTGACGCCGTTACGGCTGACCCCAATGGTTTGATCGATGGGCTGGACGTTGACACGGTTGGGTTCCAAACTTTGGAAGGCGCCATTGCGGCCAACCTTCTGACGGGCGGCACCTATGTGCTCGAGAGCAAGGATGGTGTGATTATTCGCGCTACCTCTCAAGACACCGCTATCGCAGATGGCGACGATCTTGTCGGCTTCTTGATGTACGTTCTTGATTAGTTGAACTGAATTGAGGGGGGCTTCCGCCCCCCTCTTTTCTTTTGGGAGTTTTCCATGTCGGCAACCACATCCTTTGTGAGCATATGCAATCGTGCCTTGACGTTTCTGGGCGCAGACCCACTGACGGCGCTGACAGATGATTCAAAAGAAGGACGATCCTGCAATCGGATTTATGAACAGTCCCGCGATCAGACTTTGCGTGATCATCCGTGGAATTTCGCGATCAAGCGAGCATCCCTGGCTGCAAGCACAACAGCGCCGATTTATGAATATACCAATGCCTTCACATGGCCAACCGGTTGTCTCAGAATCATTGAAGTTGACACAACTGAGGAATGGGCAGTTGAAGGCCGCTCCATCGTCAGCGATGCAGCGGCACCGCTTAAAATTGTTTATCTCGACACCATTACAGACCCTACGGAATTTGATGCGATGTTTATCGAGGCATACGCCTACAGGATAGCCGCAGACATCAGCTATGATATTACTGCTAACCAAACTGTAACTGCTAATCTGGAGACACTGTACGCCGCGAAGCTGGCGGCGGCGCGGCTGGTCGATGCACAGGAAAGTCTGTCGGCCGATGAGAACACCTGGCTTGAAGCGCGGGCATAAAAATGTCCCGCGTTTCGCTCATCCAAACCAATTTTACTGCCGGTGAACTATCCCCAAAGCTGTTTGGTCGGCCGGATATATCCCGGTATGCCAACGCTACCGAAACTCTCGAGAACTTTCTGGTGTTTCCACACGGAGGTGCCAGCCGGCGATCCGGCACACGCTTTGTCAAGGAAGTAAAAGACAGTTCTGTAGCAACTGTTTTAATCCCTTTTGAGTTTTCAATCACGCAAGCCTACGTCATCGAGTTTGGGAATCTATATTGCCGTTTTTACAAAGATAAGGGCTCGATCCTGGAAGCCAATGTTGTCATCAGTGGCGCCACCAGAGCCAGCCCATGCGTAGTCACGGCAACCGGACACGGTTATTCCAATGGTGACGAAATCTATATTGCGTCCGTTGTCGGCATGACAGAATTGAACGGCAAGTATTACAAGATTAAGAATCAGACAACGAACACGGTTGAGCTAACCGATATCGATGACAACAACATCGACTCCAGCGGCTACACTGCGTATGACAGTGCCGGCACCGCGGCAAGGGTATATACGCTAACGACAACATATCTCACCGCGGATCTGCCAACATTGCAATTCGCGCAATCAGCCGATGTCTTATATGTGACGCATCCAAGCTATATCCCCCGGAAAATTTCCCGGACTGGACACACCGCCTGGACAATCGCAGATATTACGTTTGAAGACGGCCCCTACCAAGATGAAAATACGACAACCACAACGCTGACGCCGGGGGCGGCAACTGGCGCGGGCGTATCGCTGACTGCCTCGGCAACTGCCGGCATCAATGACGGCGATGGCTTCAAGTCAACCGATGTCGGACGCCTTGTTAGGATAGGTCATCAGGCAACCCAGTGGGCCGCAACCACCGGATATAGTCTCGGCAATGTGCGCCGCAATTCGGGCAATGTGTATAAGTGCACCAAGGCCGGCACCTCGGATAGCTCCGGTGGCCCTAGCGGCGATGGTGAGGAGATTGTCGATAATACTGTCTCATGGAAATTTTTAAGTGAAGGCGGTATTCAGTGGGGATACGGGTCAATCGCCAGCTATACCAATACGACAACGGTCAGCATTGATATCACCAATGACTTTGGCGGCACATCGGCAGAAACAACCTGGCGGCTGGGAGCATTTTCTGGCAGCACTGGTTATCCGACTGCCGTCCAGTTTTTTGAACAAAGATTGTTTTTTGCTGGCACAACTGAACAGTCCCAGACCATGTGGGGATCTCGATCAGCGGATTATCAAAATTTTACACCGGGA